CTCATCATAAGAATAATTTTTCAAGAGTTAAGTAAGATTATTAAATTGCACATACTAAATGTCCTGTAAATTTTGTCCAGGCTCCACTAGCTGGTGCGTAAGTATGTTGCTCTACTCCACTATCCTGTTTTACATATAATTCTATAAAATCATCAGAATTTAAACTTAAATCTACTGAAAGACTGCCCTGCCAAAAATTATCTGTAATAGCCCCAGAGAGTAAATGTAAACTACTAGCTACTCTATTTGTAGCACTGGCTGTAGTCGCATCTCCTTGATTTTTAAATAAATGAATATCAAGTCTGCTTTCATCAGCCCAATCACCAGCATCTAAATCTTGATTATTATCCATTAGAACATTAGCATCAAAATGATAAACACCACTAGTAGGTACTATAAATTTATAAGCTGTAGTATTAAAATTATCTCCATTATCATAAGATTTTGTGTCAAGAATTATTCTATGATATGTACTACCAGATGCTATTGCTTGAGCATCAACACTTGTACTTTGATATACACTAAATGCAGGATAACCAGCTATAACTGGAATAGTTGATCCAGTATCATCTAGATTCTTAAATTCAGATTTTACAACATCTAAACCATTCTTAATATACTGAACAGTTTTCTGTCTTCCAGTTTCATGATCAATTTCTGTTCTAAATTGTGGAACACCTTCAGTTAAATTCTCAAAAGTCCCTTCACCAGTTGATATACCAACTTGATTCTTATGAAGATTAATCCGATCCTGTCTTGTAATATTACCCATATTATCTTATAGTTTTCATCCTGTAAACAATAGAAATATCATTAATCTCAAAATCAGCAGCAGCAGTACCATCAAATATTAATTGAAAGCTATACACATTATTAATAGATGATACAGGTTTTAACTCAGCAAGTACCCAATCGTCAGTCCCAACATTTAATAAAGGTGTTGTATCTGAATTTTTTTTATCTGAAGAACCATCACTTTGAGTTCTATAAAATGGTGACCCTGCATCTGTATCTCCATTAGTTTGATATGCTACTGTAACAGCAGATCCATCTCCTTTATATGATACATAAGCTTTATAAACTTTCTTTCTTATAGAAGGATGACCAAAATCTATATCCTTTGTTTTAAAGCTAATTGTATCTGTAATATCGCTTGTATCATCCCATTTAACTACAGTACCTGATGTATGAGCATAAATTAAATCACCATTCCAATCTGTAACAAAATTTGTTTTTACAATATCAATAATTCTTGTACTACCATCATTTGCACCCTGTACCCAGGATTGCGTTACCATATCATAAAGATACATTGATGGAGAACCATTACCACCAGTTGTTATATCATCAAAAACAATTATCTGCCTTTTCTTTGGCAAATATCCAACCATTGGAGTAAGTCTTGTACCGCTTGTAGTCTTATCCGATCTTAAAAATTTATCCCATTCTTCTTCCTTTATTATCTGTCTACCCTGTTTCTCAAGTAGATTAATTACATTCTTTCCATCATATAAGTAACATCCTTCTGCATTTGCCCATGCAATACCAAAATCAGTCTTACAGGTAGAAGCAGGATGTGATACTCCTTTATTTATAAAAGTATCTTCTAGAAATTCAACATCTTGAGATATATTTATTAAATGCATTTTAGTCTCTTTAAACTGTAGGATCCGATCTGCATATTCTTCAAGTTTAACTATCCGATCACCATCCTGAACACTAGCTTCAATCTTTCTTGCAAGAGGGAATGTATCAAATTTACCAGGCATTGACTTATATATTGCATCACCTTCAGTCCTTGTTACTCCATCTTTACCTTCTCTTCTTACATGTCCAATATAAGTTTGCCTATTAGCAACAACTGCTGTTTTAAAACCTTCTCCCACAGCACCTATATCTATAGGTTCATCTGACTTATATCCATTAATTTTTTCATATGTCCAAGGACTAGGATTTACTAAAATCCCAAATCCTCCACCAGAATCATCATCTACAGAAGAAACCTTCAAATATACATCTGAAGGAGCATCTCCATCTCCATCTGCAAAATGCATAATCCAAGCTGTATAAGGTGTTGTTAAATCTGTTCTGACTCCATCCTTTAAACTTACATCTAAAAGCAATACCCATGGATCATCGGAATGAAGATGCCTAATATAAACACGACCACCAATTATAAATGGATCATATGGAGATGTAGCAAATATTCTAACATCTAAAGCAGTCCCCCCTACAGTAAGTATATTATCACTACCTGCACTTTTATTCCCATTAGCAGCTATATCAAATATATTTGATTCCTGACCTCCTTGATATATGAATGTAGTGCCTATCTCATAAACACCTCCAGTAAAGCCACCTGTTATTAGACCCTCCTCACTAGAATTATCAAAATAAACATTAAATCCTGCACCTATAGGAGGATATATTTCAATAGGTAGTGCAGTCCAATTACTAGAATTAGCTTCAGTTACAAGATCATCATGAATATAGCTACCACCATCTTGTGCTTTTGTAATAATTCTTGCCTCAGAATCAGAAACAGCAATATATTTTTCTCCATCAAAATTAGTCCAATATCGAAATATATCAGTACCTCCACCACCATATTCAATATCAGTAGTAGTATTTCCACTTGCAGCTGTAGTATCCGTAAAAGCAACAGCTGGGCCATATACACCAGCAGTAGGTGGAGCAAGATCTAATGATTTTGAATACCATCCGTCATAAGCATCAGCAACACCTCCAGGTGCTATAGCATCACCATTTAAATCCTTTAAAAAGTGCGTTTGCTTTATATATCCATACCACTTATTTTGATTAGCTGCACCAAAATTACCATCACTTACTCTTAACGCTCCATCTGCCTGATAAAATACAGATTTCATCCCTGTAGTACTACCTAGATCAATTTTACTTGTCCCCCATGTATCTTCAAGACTACTATAAATATCTATATCAGCAGCTCCATCAGCATCAGCTATTGCTAAGTAATCATCACCTGTTTCAAGTGCTACTGCACCAGCAGTTTCACCTTCTAGCCTATCATGACTAAACTGAAATAAACCATAACCAGCCTCAATTGCAGCTGTATTAGCTTGAACAGTCCCATGAGTAGCAGTACCGCCCATAGTTCTGATCTTACCTACATTATCTACTATAATATCAGTAGCAGCAGCTAATTCCTTATCATCAATATCCCTTGGATCGGCATTTGTATTCAACCCACCATCAAAGCGTTCTATCTTCCAAACTTGCTTAGGCATTATTTAGTCCATTGGTACATCAATATTGTATTAGTAATACTTGTATTCTTCTTATTTATTAAGTATGGAATACGAACATTAACTATTTTTTTCTTGTTTTTTGCCATTTTTTCCTTTTAAAAGTTAAGTATTCTGACGCTACAATAGGATTAAAAATTGTAGTTATCAATCTATTGTCATCATCATCATAACTTGGATCTATTATAGTTACAGGACAATTGAATATATTCTTATCATCCAATCCGAGTTTATCAGCATAATTATCCATAATCTTAAAGGACGCTACTTGAAGAGCATGACTTATTAAACCAGATGCTGGATCCTTAATAACCTGATAACCAGATACATGAGTATGTCCACAAGTTAATACATGATCTTTCCACCCCATCTGAGCAGCTTTGGAAACTCCATGAGCAGTATTCCACATACTATTACCTTTCCAAGTATGCCTGGCATTTACTCTAATTTCCTTGCCATTAGGGAATACTAGGTTCATTCTAGCCCCCCAACGCTCATATAAGCCCTTGTGATCCCGCATAATGAATTCTAAGGGGTCACCATCACCTGACCATACATCGTGGTTTCCTGCTACCAAATAGAGCCAATTAACCTTATTTACGAAGTATTCAGTTAATTTCCATGATTCTTTTGCTCCAACAGACTGTTGACCATATAAAACAGCCAACCTGCCAATCCAATTATTTTGAATGTCTCCAAGATTACCGCAATACATACCATCGGTTTCATTGAGAACATCCATGTAGCGAATAATTTGTGATAAGTCTGTACCATCATCATCAACATGGGGGTCTCCAAAATGTGCTATACCTATAGGGCCATCTATATTTATAGCAATATCTACTAATTTTCTAGATTCTTTTGATTTTAGCTTCTGAGTATACTGCTTCTTTCTAAAAGCAATAATATCTTCCACAGGCATAAACTCTGGATCACGATCTGCAACTGTGAATGATGATTCTTCAACAATAGTAGGATGTGATGTTTTTTTATTACAGGCATTACAATGCCATACCTGTTTTTTAGATTTAGCATAATAAGAAAAACCATCTTTTCTCATAGCTCTTGCCCCACATGCAGGACATCCTATTATATTGCCATCATCATCCTTCCTAAAGTCATCTACAACCTTATCATTAGGATTCATCTTAATCTCTAATTTCTACATGAACCAGATCATCAAATTTATTATCTTTAATTTCACCATCACTGTCCCAATCTCCTCCCCAGCGAATCTTTACTCCAAGTTGTTGTCCAATACCACGTACCATACCGCCCATATAATGGAATCTTTCTCTATCATTCCAATCAATAGGGTATGGAGCTAGGTCTACTGCCTTACCCTCCATATGCCTTGAATATTTAACCTTGGTTGCCCCTTTTTCAAGGAGCTCTGCCTGGCGTTCCTTGGATCGAACACCTTCAATAATGGTAACATCCATTATCTTTACAAGCTCATTCAGGACATTAACTAACTTAGCGTTTACCCCTTTTAGTCTTTCCCGACTTCTTCTTCCGAATCTTGGCATTTGATTTTCCTTTTTTTGGAGGTCTCCCTCTTGTTGTTCCGTATGTTCCTATACCTGCTGCCACTACTTACCCTTAAACACACCTTCCATCAGATCGGTTACAATATCAACAACTCTTTCAAAGAAAACTTGTTCTTTTTCTTCAGATACAAATGGAATATCTATTTTTTCATTGATTTTAGTAGCGATTTCATTAGCAAACTCATCAGATGCTAAGAAACCCATTGCTTCATCTTGCATCTTATCAGCTTGTGCTTGTGCCATATCCATCAGCATTTTCTTTAAGTCCATTTTACGACTCCTTTATCTTTTTTATTTTCCAATACAAATATATAATGTTCATTATAAACATTATACACATTAACCCCCAAGGGATTAAATCCATTAAAAATACCGCCCCGCTACCAGTGCTTATACTTGTTACTTTTAAACTATCCATTTTATCTACCGTTTATCCTGCTTATTGAGCCTTTTAATTCTGATACTTGATTATCAAGGTCATTTATTTCTTTATTTAAAGCATCAAATTTCCTGTCTAATTTATCATCACTAGAATTCCATCTGCCAATTAATTTTATTATCATGCCTTCCATATTCTCCAGAGTTTCAGATTGTCCTTTGTTCTCTACTTTTAGATTCTCTAATGTTTCCTGTTGCCTTGCTGCTTTGTTTGACATCTGTACCACCAAATAAACAAACATGGCCCCCACAACACCGATCATCCCTGCTTCGCCATATAGTGCCATAAAATCCATTATTCATATTACCTTACTTATTTCTCATTACTAAATCAATATAAATTTTTAAATCAGACTTAATC